AGCACAACACCAACCAACTACCTTATCCCAGTCATCGCTACTCATGCCATACTCCTATCTGTATCGTAAAATAAAGTCATTAACGAAGTGAACCGCATCATCACGGGTATTGAATACTGCATTTCTTGTTTCGCTTGTATGAGGGATATGCACTCGGTAGAACTTCTTGGTTTTGGTGTCGTTGACATACCACTCATGTAGGATGCTTAGGTTTAGAACTTGCAACAACGGATTGACTGTGCGGAACTCCCAAACTAACTCGCCAGCTTCTTCATCGCTGTCAGCTCTACATAACACCATACGAACATCATCACGTAATAAACTCATAACTCATACCCTCCTAAATAAAGCTATAACATTTGTTATAGGACTAACTAAACATATAACAAACCAAAAAATAATAACTAAACACACAACAACATCTAACTGCACATGCTCAACAACTTCTCTACTATTCTTATATTATCTCATAACTTTACATATAAACATAGGGGTTTGACCAAGTATTTTGTGGGGTGTTGTATGTATAGGTATTAGTTTGAGTTTATATAGGTGTTGGTTTGGGTGTAAATGAGGGGTTTTGTTTTGTTCCGTTTGTTCCGATTTTAGGATTTTGTTCCTCTTTACATATGGAACAGAAATTGGGGGTTTTTGAGAATTTGTGCGTTCGTAAGTTGTTGTTTTATATATATAATATATTATATATTATTATTATTATTAGGTTTGTTCCGTTGTTCCGTGATTTTTGAAAATAGGGGTCTGCCTTGGCGATAATGTTTGCATCGGGAAAATCCAAACGAACGAATACAAAATTATTTGTAAACCACTTATTCATTTCAAAACAGCGGAACAAGCGAACAATGTTTATAATCAATGACTTACGCGGAACAAAAACCGCTTTACATATGGAACAGAACAAAATTAAAAAAAGTTTGACAAGGTCAAAAACCGAGTGTAAAATCCATGTCATGGATTTCAGTTAACAAAAAATAAAAAAGTTCATCAATTCTCACATCACCCAACGATACAAATCTTAAGCCCTATTCAAGCTCACCAGCTAACAACTACATCATTTAAGAAAACGGTACACGATACAAAGCCAAACAAAGCTATAACAAATGTTATAGGACTAAACACTCATCATATAAAAACTAAACCAACCAAACACGAACTTGACACTCTTTGCGTGCGCTCTGTTAATAACTGGTATCAGCTTTGTGGGGTTTTGTCGCATACTTAGTGTAGCGTGGTGTATGAGTGTTCTATATGTGGTGTGATGTATGATTGTCATATACTTTGCGAGCGCTTGGTGATAACTGGTTTCAAAGAAACCCCAAAAAATAAGGGCGAAAAAAAAGCCCCTTGCGGGGCTTCGTTGAGTTGAGGATTACTTCGGTTGCTTAGCATACCAATCTTTTAGCTTGGCTTGCATTGGTATAGTTATCTCTTTAGCGAACCAATCTTTAGGCGGTACGATATCACTTCGTGCCTCGCTAGCTTTGCGGCGTTTTTCCATATCTTTAATGTAGTTGTCAGACCACAGTTGGAAAACTTCGGCTTGCTTAGTTTCACCCTCAGGTTTTGGCTCAAGTATATCTTTAACAGCAGTTTCAAGCCTATTGTAAATAGTGTTAGCGCCTAGCTTTACAGGGGTTCTGACATCTTCAACAGCCTGCTTCTTTGCCTTCTCTTTGATAGCGCGAAACTCTTGCGGGTTCTGAATAGTTGAAACAATGTAGCCCACAGTTCGGTGAAACTTATCGCCCTTATGAGCCTTGAAGCCTGCTTCATCTACCTTGATGAAACTATCACTGTCTTTATTAAATACCATAAAGGCTTCAATTCGGCTTGCATGGCTCTCGGCTACTCTTTGCACAATACCTGCGCGAGTGTCAGTCTTGATAGCGTCATCCGCCTTGAGAGTTAAAAACTTAGGGCAAGCAGTTGCAATTTGCTTTGCCAAGTCGGTGTTAGACAAAAGGTTACCCGCAAAAGCATAACCAATGTTTTTATAAATAATTTGTGACATATAAAACCTTTCAATAAAGTTAAAACAAAAAACGCCTTATGTTACGGCGTGAATGAAGTATATAAAATAGTACGGGAATAGTAAAGTTTCATATAACAATTGTTATATGTTCACCCAGCCTTGCGATGTGTACTCTGTGCGTGCGCGGGATTAATAACTGGTATCAACATACAAAAAGAAAGGGGCCGAAGCCCCAATCCCTAGAAGTTATATGCTCTGTCACTCAGTGCATCACGTATGTGTAACTCATCTTGTTTAAAGTATCTGCAACCACCTTTGTCATATAGCTTTAATAACTCATAAGATGGAACGCGTGTCATACCAAACGTGTTAGGAAATACACCATCAAGCCCTCGGTCTGCATCTACATAGTAAATCCAATCATCATCTGAAGTATAAGCAATGCGTTGGCCCTTATCACTGTACTGCCTGCCTGTTTGAAATACTTTAATATCCATTTCATTCTCCTACTAGTTGCTACACAATATTGTGCAGTGAGATTAGTTTCGCAGATACTTCGGGAATTGTAAAGTTTCTACGGCAGGTATTTACACCCCCACCCCCCAAATCCTAGCTTGGTTCCATCCAGCGGTTTATACATTTAGGAAAACACAAATCATCCCTCATTTTTCAAAATACCCCCCATGTCAAATATATTCGACAAACAAAAAAATATTTTGCAAAAAATTGTCAAAATCTCGGAATACCATTGCCTACCCCCAAAACGTCAAAAACAGTTAAGAGTTGGGAATCGAACTGGACTAAGAACTACATTATTAAAAAATCTCATATACGACACATTAAACAAATAAAGTACAAAAAGCCTTGACAAATAAAATCTTACATCATACTATCCAGTCTACATGACCCACCCCACAAACAGGTGTAACAAAACATGACATCGGATTTAGACATAAACAAAACCCTAATTAGGGAAGACGACGAGTTTATGGTGCCTCCAATCGAGGCTGACATCCCATTACCTAAAAGTGCTCTAGAAGCCATGCCAGAATTAACCGCTGAAGAAGAACTACTCATGCGGGCAAACACAATCAAACTAATCTCCGACCTAACTGGAGAACCTATCATCCCAACGGATGAACAAAAGACAGATGCCATTGGCTTAGCTAGGCAGTTAATGTCAAATCCAAATACAAAAATAGACTTTACGCAGTACCCAAACGAAACTATGGCATTCCTTTCAGGATTAGTCGCAGAAACTAAATACTCTCTTGTTGAAGACTTAGCAGAATTGAAGATGTTTGTGATAAATGGCTTGGTTAAAGAGGCTGGTACAGCAAAAGAAGCTAAAGTACGTATCTCTGCCTTGTCAAAACTAGGGGAAATTGATGGAATTGATGCATTTAAGAAGAGAACTGAGACGGTAGTCAAGCATCAAAGCATGGAAGAAGTGGAAGATGAGCTACTTAAAGTGCTAGGTTCCATAAAAGGACGGGTTGTTGACGCAGAATACAAAGAAATTAAAGACGTAGCCGCAGAATGAGTGAAAAAAAGCGCAAATTAACGGCAAAAGACGTTGAAGATATTGAAAATGCGTTTCCAACCATGTCGGATGCGGAAAAAAGGCGCGTTTTACCCCTATTAAAGGAGTATAAAGATGGACTTACGTCAGAAATTGCAAAAGATTCGTTTTTGGACTTCATACATCATGTGTACCCCGATTATAAAGTTGGGTCCCACCATCGCCGCCTTGCAAAAATCTTTGAAGAAATCGCAGAAGGAAAGAAAAAGCGTGTCGTTGTTAATATTGCACCGCGACATGGTAAGTCTGAGCTCATATCCTATCTGGCGCCCGCGTGGTTCTTGGGTAAATTCCCACATAAAAAAATTATCATGGCATCTCACACAGCGGATTTGGCTGTTAACTTTGGACGTCGTGTGCGTAACTTGGTTAGTAGCGATTCATATAAAGACATATTTCCACAGGTAGAACTACAAAGTGACTCTAAATCTGCATCTCGCTGGGGCACTAACTTCCAAGGGGAGTACTTTGCTATTGGTGTGGGCGGTGCCCTTGCTGGTCGTGGCGCTGATTTGTTCATTATCGATGACCCTCATTCTGAACAAGAAGCTAAGCAAGGACGTGCGGATGTTTTCCTTCCTGCTTGGGAGTGGTTCCAGTCTGGTCCTATACAACGTCTTATGCCTGGTGGTGCGATTATTGTCGTGATGACAAGGTGGTCAAAGCTAGACTTGACAGGTCAGATTCTAAACCAGATGATTAAGAACGAAGAAGCAGAGGACTGGGAGATAGTTGAGTTCCCTGCAATTATAGAAAAGACAAAAGAAATCCCCTACATCGAAGTAGACGAAGACGGCGTAGAAACAACAGTAATAAAGAAAGAAACATACGAAGCCCCCCTATGGCCTGAGTTCTGGACATTAGAAGAATTAGCATCAAAACGCGCCGTGCTGGACGTCCGTTACTGGAATGCACAATATTTACAAAACCCTACATCAGAAGAAGGCGCACTGATAAAAAGGGAGTGGTGGCAGATATGGGATAAAGAGTACCCACCTGAGTGTGAGTTTATTATTATGGCACTAGACGCGGCCCAAGAAACAAACAACCGTGCCGACTATAACTCCTTGACAACTTGGGGTGTTTTCTTTAACGAAGAAGTTAATAACTATAATATAATCTTACTAAATGCAATAAAAGAACGTTTAGAGTTTCCAGAACTTAAAACCATGATGATTCGTGAATATAAGGAATGGGAACCTGATGCGTGTATTGTAGAGAAAAAATCTAACGGAGCCGCACTCTATCAGGAGATGCGTAGGATGGGTATTCCGCTAGGAGAGTTTACACCTGGTAAAGGGCAAGACAAGATTAGCCGAGTTAACGCGATTTCAGACTTATTTCGTTCTGGGGTAGTGTGGGCGCCAGATAAACGTTGGGCAAGAGAAGTTATAGAGGAATGTAATGACTTTCCTAGTGGGGCAAACGATGACCAGGTCGACTCCACAACATTAGCATTACTGCGCTTTAGACAAGGTGGGTTTATTAAACTGCCAAGCGACGAGCCAGATGAAGAATTATTTTATAAATACACCAAGAAAAAAGCATATTACTAATGGCAACGCAAAAATTTATGGGTAAAGGGCAACTTATTGACCGCCTAGCAGCACAGGTAGGAAATAAGGACTCAGCTATTAAAATATTACAAGACCGTGGGCAATTAAAAGCTGATGGTAAAACATTTACAGCTGAAGGAGCTAAGCGTAATGCCATGACTGCTGAAGAGAGAGCGATAGATAGAGCAACTAAAAAATCAGGTAAGCCAAAGACTGCCTATACATATAACCCAAAAACTAACACTGCAAAATTGAAAAAATAAGGATAAAACATGGCAATTGACAAAGCGCTAAACCAAGCCCCACTAGGCTTAGATTCACAGATGATGCAAGAAGACCCGAACGACTTACCAATCGAGATTGAGATTGAAGACCCAGAAGCAGTGCATATTGGCATTGGGGATATGGAGATTGATATTGAGCCTGGTGTAGACGAGGATGACTTTAATAAGAATTTAGCTGAGGACATGGACGAGCGTGACTTAGCTACGCTTGCATCTGAACTTACTTCTGACTACGAGGACGACTTAGCTTCTCGCAAGGATTGGATTCAAACATACGTAGACGGCTTAGAGTTGCTAGGTCTAAAAATTGAAGAACGTAGTGAACCGTGGGAAGGCGCGTGTGGTGTATATCACCCATTACTATCAGAGGCGCTAGTTAAGTTCCAAGCTGAGACGATGATGTCGATGTTCCCTGCAGCGGGCCCAGTAAAGACACAGATTATTGGTAAAGAAACATCAGAGAAAAAAGAAGCTGCTATACGTGTGCAAGATGACATGAACTACCAGCTAACAGACGTGATGCAAGAATACCGCCCTGAACATGAACGCATGTTGTGGGGTCTTGGTTTGTCAGGTAACGCATTTAAGAAAGTATATTTTGACCCACATAAAGACCGTCAAGTATCTTTGTTCGTCCCAGCAGAAGACATGGTTGTGCCTTACGGCGCAGAGAGTTTACAAGACGCAGAACGTGTTACTCACACAATGCGGAAAACAGAGAACGAACTTTTGCGTTTACAGGCAGCAGGTTTTTACCGTGATGTAGACTTAGGCGCACCTGTTGAGGTTCTTGATGAAGTAGAGAAAAAGATTGCTGAGAAGTTAGGGTTCCGCGCGACTAGCGACTCCCGCTTCAAAGTACTTGAGATGCACGTAGACTATAATTTGCCAGGCTATGAGCATAAAGATGAAAAAGGTCACGAGACAGGCATTGCTCTACCTTATGTTATTACGATTGAAAAAGGCACTAATACTGTTTTAGCAATCCGCCGCAATTGGGAACCAGATGATAAAAACTACCAAAAACGTCAACACTTTGTCCATTACGGATATGTTCCTGGGTTCGGGTTTTATTATTTTGGCCTTATTCATCTTGTCGGCGCTTTTGCTAAGTCTGGTACTGCTCTTATCCGCCAGCTTGTTGATGCTGGTACCCTATCTAATCTTCCAGGTGGTTTCAAAACCCGTGGCCTACGCGTTAAGGGTGACGATACCCCTATAGCTCCAGGTGAGTTCCGTGATGTAGATGTACCATCAGGCACGATGCGTGACAACATTATGCCACTACCATATAAAGAGCCATCACAAGTTCTTATGGCATTACTACAGAATATCGTAGAAGAAGGCCGTCGCTTCGCTAATACAGCAGATTTACAAATTAGCGACATGTCAGCTAACGCTCCAGTTGGTACAACACTAGCAATTTTAGAACGTACCTTGAAGGTTATGTCTGCCGTACAAGCTCGCGTACACTATTCTATGAAGCAAGAGTTAGGTCTCCTTAAAAACATTATTGCATCATACACTCCAGAAGAATATAGCTACGACCCAGAAGAAGGTGACCGCAAGGCTAAGAAGTCTGACTATGATATGGTGGAGGTTATTCCTGTATCAGACCCTAACGCATCTACAATGGCGCAAAAGATTGTTCAGTATCAAGCAGTTATGCAGTTAGCTCAACAATCGCCTCAGATTTACAACATGCCATTATTACATCGTCAGATGCTAGAAGTACTTGGTATTAAGAACGCTCAGAAGCTAATTCCTATGGATGAAGACCAGAAGCCGACTGACCCAGTATCTGAGAATCAACATATTCTTATGATGAAGCCTGTCAAAGCGTTTGAGTACCAAGACCACCAAGCTCATATCACTGTGCACATGGCAGCTATGCAAGACCCTAAGATTCAACAATTGCTACAGGGTAATCCGATGGCTCAACAACTTCAACAGGCTATGATGGCACATATTAATGAGCACTTAGGATTTGCGTACCGTGTTCAGATTGAACAACAGTTGGGTATGGCATTACCTACAACTAAAGATGAGTCAGGTGATGAAGTTGGCTTAAACCCACAAGTTGAGGCTCAACTAGCACCAATGTTAGCGCAGGCTGCACAACAGTTACTACAACAGAACCAACAACAAGCAGCGCAACAACAAGCTCAACAGCAAATGCAAGACCCTATTATTCAAATGCAACAACAAGAATTGCAACTTAAAGCTCAAGAGTTACAACGCAAGACTCAGAAAGACCAAGTCGACGCTGGGCTTAAACAGCAACAAATTAGAAATGATATGTTAAAAACAGCTGCACAAATTAGTGCTAATAAACAACAAAACACTATGAATTTAGGTGTAGACGTGATGAAGCATTTGTCAGACAAAAATACACAGAATAAAAAACAACATTCTGGTAATAGGCATGAGCTAGATAAACAGAAACAAGAGCACATGCAACAAACATTACAAGCAGTAATGGCAGCAAGGCAACAAACAAACAAACCGACAAAAGGAAATGAATAATGGATTACTTAGATTATCTTTTAAAGGAATACAGGGACCGTATGGATATGCTTTCAGAGGCATTAATACGCGGTAATTGTCCAACAATAGAAGAATATCGGTATATATGTGGTCAGCTACGGGGTCTCGAAGCCGCATGTTTAATAATTACAGACCTCAAACAAAAACAGGAAGAAAATTTTGATGACTAATATAAATTTAGCACAAGCCCTAGATTTATCTAAATTGGCAGAATCTGCTAAGAAAGAAGCACAGGAAGAAGCAGAGATACGAGCAATCGTAGGCGATGCAACTGAAGTAGAACGTGCAAAACAAGTACCTAAACCAACTGGGTATCATATTTTATGTGCAATTCCAGAGATTGAAAAAGAGATAGATGTTAACGGGTTTAAGTTAGCAAAAGCCGATGAAACAATGCGTATGGAAGAAGCTTTAACTACAGTATTATTTGTAGTGGCTCTTGGTCCTGATTGCTATAAAGATGAAAAGCGTTTTCCTAGTGGTGCATGGTGTAAAGAAGGCGACTTTGTTTTAGTACGTCCGCATTCTGGTAGTAGGTTGGTAATTCACGGTCGTGAGTTCCGTTTAATCAATGATGACACTGTCGAGGCTGTAGTTGATGAGCCACGTGGTATTAGTCGCAAATAAGGAGTACAAGATGCCTGAATTTGAGAATGAAGAATATACATTTCCCGATGAAGTTAATGAAAAAGCAACAAAACTAGAAGTAGAGGCTGATGAGGGATTTGAAATTGAAGTAGAAGATGACACACCTGAAGAGGACCGTGGTCGTCAACCCATGCCTAAAGAGCTTGTCGAGGAGTTAGATAAAGACGAGCTAGAACAATATGATGAAAAGACTAAACAGCGCCTTAAACAGATGCGTAAAGTTTACCACGATGAACGTCGTGAAAAAGAGTCTGCTATACGTGAGCAACGCGAAGCTATTAATCTAGCCCAGCGTCTGTTAGAAGAAAATAAACGTATTAAGAACGTGCTTACTACTGGTGAAAAAGAGTATGTGCAATCTATGCAACAATCAGCTACATATGAACTTGAATTAGCTAAGAAAGCATATAAAGAAGCATACGATGAAGGCGACACTGATAAAGTTATTGAAGCACAAGAAGCAATGCAAAATGCTAACATTAAACTTAATCAGATAAAAAACTTTAAGCTACCCCCTTTACAAGATGAAGAAAAGGGTGTACAAAATCAATATACAGAGCAAAATCAGCCGACCGCTGTTACCCACCAAGACCCAAAACTCGAAAAGTGGCTAGATAACAACGAATGGTATGGTACTAATAAGGTAATGACTGCTGCAGCTTTAGCTGTTCACGAAGACCTTGTAGAATCAGGATATAAGGCTGGCTCTGATGCTTATTACTCCGCATTGGACAAAACAGTACGGGAAACGTTTGGGGGTTATTTTAGTAGCGAAGATTCTACTAACAAGGTAAAGGTTGATAGTACTCCTACAAAACCGAGTACAGTTGTAGCGCCAGCTTCACGGAGCACCGCGTCAAACAAAATCAAACTTAAAATGAGTCAGGTAAACCTAGCCAAAAAATTAGGAGTTACACCTGAACAATATGTCCTTGAAATGAGAAAATTGGAGAATAGATAATGACTACTACTAAAAATATGCCACGTGAACTAGAAACTCGTGCAGTAACCGAACGTCCAAAACAGTGGCAACAACCAGAGTTATTGCCAGAACCCGATAAACAAGAAGGTTATGCTTATCGCTGGATTCGTGTTTCAACTTTAAACAGTGCTGACCCACGTAACTTATCTGCCAAACTCAGGGAAGGTTGGGAAGCAGTAAAGAGTGAAGAACAACCACAACTAGCAATGTTAGCTGACCCTAATAGTCGCTTTAAAGATAACATTGAAGTTGGTGGGTTATTACTATGTAAGACTCCAAAAGAGTTTGTAGAACAACGGAATGCACATTTCGATAAATTGTCACAATCTCAAACAGAGTCTGTAGATAATAACATCATGCGTCAAAGCGATGCCCGTATGCCTATGTTCTCTGAGCGTAAGTCTACAACTAGCTTTGGCAAAGGTAATTAATTTAATTTTTAGGAGTATTTTATGGCTTATCCTACAGTATCAGCGCCTTATGGCTTTGACCCTGTAAATCTTATCGGTGGTCAGGTTTTTGCTGGCTCAACCCGTAATATACCTATTGCGTATAACTACGGTACCGCGATTTACAACGGTGACTTTGTAACAACTTCTGCTGGTTATTGCATCCCTGCAACATTACCAGTTAACTCAACTAACACAACTATGGGCGTATTCTTGGGCTGCTACTACACAAACCCAACGACTAAACAACGTTTGTATTCACAATACTACCCAGGTAACGTAACAGCTGGTGACATCACAGCTATTGTTGTTGATGACCCTGACACAGTATTTAAAGTGGCAGTTACTGCCGCTGCAGGTTCTACAACTATTGCTTCAGCATCTTCAATTTTGCTTGGCGGTAATATGGTTGGTAATACATTGACTGGTTCAGCAGCTACAGGTAATGGTGCAGGTGCAGTTGTTGCAACTTCTACTTCTGCAGCTTCTACAGCTGGCTTCCGTGTATTGCGTTTAGTTCCAGATACACAAACATCAGTAGGTGGTACATACGTTTCTGGTACAGGTGGTACATCACTAGTGGTTTCTGGTCTTCCAGTTGGCACAGTATTACCAATCGGTACAGACGTATTTAACGTAGTTAACGGTCAATTGCAATTCACAGGTTCTACTTTGACTGCAGCATCTACAGTTACTACAACAGGTAGCACTACACTAACCGTTACAGCTTCAACAGTTACTGTTGCAGGCACAGTTGCTTTAGTTCAAACACCAGAAGTTTTGGTTAAAGTGAACTTCGGCGTTCATCGTTATAACCTCGCTGCTGGCGTATAAGGAGTAATATAAATGGCAATTTCACGCGCACAATTATTAAAAGAGTTGCTCCCAGGCTTGAACGCTTTGTTCGGTTTGGAATATGCTCGCTATGGTGAAGAACATCAAGAAATCTACGAAACAGAGACTTCAGAACGTTCTTTCGAAGAAGAAACAAAATTGTCTGGCTTCTCAGCTGCACCTGTTAAAAACGAAGGTTCTGCCATCGCTTATGACAATGCACAAGAAGCATGGACTGCTCGCTACAACCACGAAACAATCGCTTATGGCTTCAGCTTAACTGAAGAAGCTATCGAAGATAACTTGTATGACTCATTGTCAGCTCGTTATACTAAAGCATTGGCTCGTGCTATGGCATACACAAAACAAGTTAAAGCTGCTGCAGTATTGAACAACGGCTTCAACGGTGCTGTAGTTGGTGGCGATGGTGTTTCATTGTTTTCAACATCACACGGTCTTGTAAACGGCGGTACAAACAGCAACACGCCAGCAGTTGCAGCTGACTTGAACGAAACTTCATTGGAAAATGCAGTAATTCAAATCGCAGCTTGGACTGATGAACGTGGTCTATTGATTGCAGCTAAACCTAAGAAACTTATCGTTCCACCAGCATTGCAATTCGTTGCAACACGTTTGTTGGAAACTAAGCTTCGCGTAGGTACAACTGATAACGACATCAACGCTCTTGAAAACAACGGTTCTATTCCAGAAGGTTACACAATTAACCACTTCTTGACAGACAGCAACGCTTGGTTCTTGACTACTGATGTTCCTAACGGTATGAAACACTTTGTTCGTACACCATTGCAAAATTCTATGGATGGTGACTTCGACACAGGTAACGTACGTTACAAAGCTCGTGAACGTTACAGCTTTGGTTACTCAGACCCACTAGGTATGTACGGTTCTCCAGGCGCTTAATTCCCGCTCGGTAACATTAAGCCCACTTCGGTGGGCTTTTTCTTTATTTATTACCGCTCGGTAATTCATGATTTTACGTATGGATTAGTTTAATTTTAGGCGTATAACTATACTCATAGTGTACATTCCGTACATTTTGTAAACCAGGAGATACAACATGTGGACAAAACCAGCAGCTACAGAAATGCGTTTTGGCTTTGAAGTAACTTGTTACGTTATGAACAAATAAGTTATAATAACTGCAACATACCCCACACGCCTATCAAAGAAGCGCAACCTTGTGGGGTTTTTTATTTTGTCAATATATCACTTTTTCGCGATTTATCCTCATTATAGTGATGCTTGCGGTGACAATTACTGCATAACACTACACACTTATTCATAATTTCTTCCATTGCAAAGTTAAAACGCCCTGCACGTAGAAGTTCTGTAATCTTTTTGTTGGCTGGATTGGGTACTACATGATGGAAATCTAGTGTTGCTGGATGGTTTTCACCACAATGTGTGCAGGATAAACGGGACTTAAAAGCTGCAAATTCAGCTCTCTTGGACTTTCTTGCCTTACCTGACGCGGCTATTATCTTATCTTTGTTTGCTTCATAGTATTTCTTCGCATATTCTTTTTGCTTTTCTTTCTTTTTAGCAGGGTCTTTATAAGGCATAAACTCTCCAAAATACTTGCGTAATTATATAAAATGTGTATGATTCAGTTATCTGGGATTTAAATTCTTACCAACTGCCCCAGCAGACGATGCAAAGATGGTAAGAAAACTTTTGCATAAAGGAATCTATTATGGCTTTCGCTTCACATTTAGGCCCATGGTTATTGGGCACAGTTAAGAATACCACAGGAACTACAGCTGGCACAATCCGTAATATGGGTGCTTCAGTAGTATCACAAACAGCAAGCATTACATTTGACGTTATTAATGGCTCATTAACAGGTGCTACTTCATTAGTATTGCCAGCAGGCGCTTTGGTTAATCATTTAACTATCGTTACATCTACTGTATTCAGTGCAGCTACTACAATTAAATTTGATATTGGTGGTACAGACTTTACAACTACAGGTACAATCACAAGCGTAGGTGGTGTAAACTTAAATGCTAATGCTACTACTCCAGGCGGTTGGTTAAACGTAGGTGCTACAGATGCTATCATTAATTACACAGCAACTAAAGGCTCTACACTAACTACTGGTACAGCAACAATTACAATTATGTACACTGTTCGTAACTCTGACGGCGCAGCTAACCCTAGCCAAGTCTAATTAATCTAAGGGTGGCTTCCTAATAAGGGGCCTTAAATGTCAATCGCCCACATGACAGCCCTTAATATCAACTAAGGAGATTAATTATGCGTCAGCAAATCGCAGCACAGGCAGGCACAGGTTCAAGTAACGTACTTATTATGGACACATATATCAACCCATTTAACGTGGGTTTTGGCGTTGTTGTAACAGGCACAGTGAACTACACAGTTCAACATACGTTTGATAACCCACAAACAGTGGCAAGCCCAACATGGTTTAACCACCCAACAGTCGCAGCACTAACAGCAAGCCAAGACGGCAACTACGCATTCCCAGTAGCGGCTATTAAAGTCCTAGTCAACTCAGGCTCAGGTACAGCAACAATGACAGTCATCCAAGCAGGTATTGCATAACCATGACATACTCAGTCGGCAAATCAACCGTAGCAAACTACGCAAATACCTCATCAGGTAAGGTGACTAATGTTGTTGCCGATAACGGGGTGGGTGGCTCAGGCGAGTCTGTTAATGTAGTTGATAGAGCAGCTTTATCTTTTGTTATTGCCACAAACATGCAGTACCCAACCATTAACGTCTCAGCTATCCCAGGTTATATTGCAGGTAAATCAGATTTAGTAATCACAGTAAACGCTGGCGTGTATGTGTATGGGTATAGTTTTAGTACATATAATGGATTTAATAATTCTCCATTTAGCGCATCAATGAACATTCTTGGTGGGACTACAGGGGACACAATCAAGCTAGTCAACAATGGATACATCCTAGGTGCTGGCGGAGATGGTGGTGGAGCGCTTTTTGGTACCCCATATGGATGTTGTTGTACTTATTCATATCAATGGACTTTAGCTCCATCAACACCAGGTCAAGCTGCATTAGAAATAACTTACCCACTCATACTAGAAAATAATGGATACATTGCTGGCGGTGGCGGTGGTGGAGCCGTAGCTTTACCTAGCCCTTCATTTAATTATAATGTTATGGGCGGGGGTGGTGGCGCAGGTGGTGGATTAGGAATTGACCAAATAGGTACAGTTTCAACTCGTGCAGTACCCCCAAACATTGGAAATGTTGGGCAGTATCAAGTTGCGTATTTTGGCCCTTGTTCATGTCTTCCATCGGTTTTTATTTCAGGTGGTGGTGGTGGGTTTGTGTTACCTGGTGTTGGCGGGTTAGCAAACACAGGATATAGCTCTATTGGAAATGGTGGTGGTTCTGGGGGCGCAGGTTCTGCATTAAGTACCACAATATCCCGTACATACAACAACAATGGTGGAACCGCTAATGGGTTGGCTCCAATACCAACAAGATATGCAGATGCAGTAATAAGCGGTGGTGGTGGTGGATGGGGGGCTAGTGGCGCTCAGAGTTCAGTAGGAACTTCTATCGTAGGCGCAGGTGAAGGAGGGGGTAACAGCATCATTACAAACGGTAACGCAATCACTACAATTACCGCAGGTACCCAATATGGAAGCCTTAAAACTAATACCACAACCTATGTAACAACACTAAGCTCATCCGCAACCCCAACAACAGTATCAATTCCTGACGGTGGGTACACAGACGCTATTATTATAGTACCTACAGGGGTTACGTTAAGAAGTGATAGTGTTGTTGTCCCTGCATTAACTGTTGAGAATTTAGGTGAAACTCCTATACTTAGATTAAAAATTATTGTAAACGGAGCTATTCTTGGTAAAGGTGGTATGGGGGGTAGTGAAGCAGCTGTCCCTGAAGATGGAGGCATTGCAATAAAAGTTGCTGCAACTACAATTGATTTCTCTGGGTCAACTACAATTGATTGTACATATGGCTACGTAGCAGGCGGCGGTGGTGGTGGTGGGTATGCACTTTGGTCACCAGGCAGCTCATACTACATATATGGTGGTGGTGGCGCAGGCGGTGGTAATAGTGGAAATGGCTCAAGTATAAATCTTGCCCGTGGAGCTACAACAGTAGGCACTTCAGGTAGTAATGGTACAACAATTATTGATTGTTCAGGCGAGTATATATCAGGTGGGGGTGGAGGATTAATTCTCCCAGGAACTTCAGTTTCACTAGGAACAAAAACAACCGCAGCAGCTTTCCCAGGCATTGGAGGTTCAGGTGGTGGTTCAGGTGCAGCACGTAAAACATCTGCTATATCAACTAATTTTACTAACATCGGTGGCGGATTTATCCAAGCTGGCGGAACTCAAAATAACTCTCCTACCCCAATAGCTTCAGGTGGTGGTGGCGGTGGTTGGGGTGGTAATGGTGGCGCAGGAAGAAGACAAACTATAACAACGCAATCGGGAGGTGCTGCAGGCACTGCATTTACTTCTGAATTAGGACTGCCTGTGTACGTAATTAACCCAGCTAACATCGCAGGCGCAATATATTAAGGAAATTTTATGGCAAAACAATATCAAATTCAAAACTATATTAATGGCAATCCTGAGTTATTTGACTCAGAAGAAGAAGCTAATGTACGTATTAAAGAAATTGAAGCCGAACTAATGGCAAAACATGCACAATCATTTAGCGTGATTCTAACTGTGCCAACGGCACAAGGCGTGATGTGGATTTCACCGTCAGAGAACTCAGAGGAAGACGCTACCTACATGGTATTTGTACCTAAGTTTGGTCAGTATGAAAACGTAAAGGGCCGCACAGCTGCGTATGCTAGACGGCAAAAATTAATTGACGAGTTCTTAGCTGATTTTGTGCAAACACCACAACTTTACGTAGCGCCAGTACAACCTGTCACAAAAGGCACACAAGAGCTATGATAAAGAACGTCCCACCAGCCCACTCGTTTACCTATGATGGTGCGAGAATTAACGTATTCCACGTTAACAAGGGTGAGGGGCTACCTAAGCATAGCCACATTTATGCTCATGCATCGTTTTGTACAGCGGGTTCATGTATAATTCGTAAAGAAAACAAAGAGCTTGTGATGGACAAAACCACACAGCCCGTGAACTTAAAAGAAACCGAATGGCACGAGATAGAAGCACTAGAAGACAACACCGTATTCATTAACGTATTTGCGGATAAACATAATGGCTAAAGAAACTAAAAAATGCGAATGTAAGCCTATGAAAAAAGGCGGACCTACGCTTGCAGTGGGTCGAGGTGAAAAACTTGCTACCGATAAAGGTGCTGGACTTACAGCCAAAGGTAGAGCAAAATATAATGCAGCAACAGGTAGCCATTTAAAGGCTCCACAACCAGAAGGTGGTCCACGTAAAAAATCGTTCTGCGCACGTATGTCAGGGATGCCAGGCCCAATGAAAGATGAAAACGGCAAACCTACTCGTAAAGCAGCCTCACTTAAAAGATGGAAATGTTAAATGTTTAAAGAACTCTTCGAAAAACTGGATGCGGTCAACGAGCATACTAAAAGCGTAATTGACTGGACTTCAATCGGCGTTGCCTTTGGTTCCTTGTTACAAATACTACCATCAATAGCAGCAGCGTTATCAGTCGTGTGGACCCTAATCCGCATTTACGAAACAAAGACAGTGCAGAATTTAATTAAGAAATGGGGCAAGAAAAATGCCTAGTACATCTAAAAAGCAACATAACTTTATGGAAGCAATTGCACATAATCCAGGGTTTGCAAAGAAGGTCGGTATCAAACAGTCAGTAGGCCAAGAATTCTCTGCCGCTGATAAAGGTAAAAAATTTAAAGGAGGCGGTATGGCTAAGTCAGACATGAAAGAAGATACAAAGATGGACAAAGCGCAAGACAAAGCAATGATTAAAAAAGCTTTTGGAATGCACGACAAGCAAGAACATAAAGGCGAAAAGACAGATTTATCTAAGCTAAAAAAAGGCGGTATGGCTAAGAAAATGTGCAGTGGTGGTAAAGCTAAAAAAATGGCTAAAGGCGGCGGCATTGAAGTCCGCGGTAAAACTAAAGGAAAAATGGTGTAATCATGGCTAAAAAAGATATTGACGTTATAACAAGTCAAGCAACTAAAGATAAACCTAAAGATAAACCTAAATCTGATACTACAAGTCGTTTAAGTCCATCAGATAAAATTGGTCCAAACTTTGACGTACCACGTAGGGCTTCACGCGTAGATAACAGCGATGGTTCTAAAGTTGGTCCAGATATGGGTAAAGTAAATAAACCAAAACCAAAAGCTAAACCAACTGTAAAAAAACTTAAAGATACTAGTGGTGATTATTATACTGCTGATGGTATTTCTGGTGATATGGGTTCAGCTTCAGGCGAGATGGGTGCTAATATGGGCCAAGTTAACAAAGGTGGTTATGACGCTGACTCTGACGGTATGAAACGTGGTGGTAAGGTTAAGAAAATGGCTGGTGGCGGTTCAGCATCTAGTCGTGGTGATGGTTGTGCTCAACGCGGTAAAACTAAAGGAAGGTTTGTATGATTAATGATGACATGTTAGAAAAGAAAAAGAAAAAATCTGCTCCTCCACTCCCACCTGAAGCAGAAGATGATGGCCCTCCAACAGGCCCAGATGGTAAACCACTTAAACCACGTCCATTTAAAAAAGGCGGTTCAGCTTCATCACGTGCAGATGGGTGCGCTATTCGCGGTAAGACTCGCGGGAAGATGATGTAATGAGAGCCTCTCGTGGCATGGGTGATATTAATCCTTCTAAGATGCCTAGTGGCAAAAAGATTGTTCGTAAGGACAAGCCACAAGATGTAGAAGTATATAAAAAAGGTGGTAAGGTAAAATTACCTAGTGCAAAGCAAGCTCCTAAAGGCAAGAAGTATGCTGAAGGTGGCAATGTAAACGCTGCTGGTAATTACACAAAGCCTGAACTTAGAAAACGTATCGTATCAGCTGTAAAGTCAGAAGCAACACAAGGTACAGGTGCAGGTCAGTGGTCAGCCAGAAAAGCACAGTTAGTTGCTAAAAGATATAAAGCTGCGGGTGGTGGGTATAAATGAGTGCGTTAGCTAAAAGCCAAAAGTCGTTAAAAGCTTGGGGTGACCAGAAGTGGACAACTAAGTCAGGTAAAAAATCATCTGACACTGGTGAACGATACCTACCTGAAAAGGCGATTAAAGCACTTAGCCCAGCAGAGTATGCAGCAACAACCAAAGCAAAACGTGCAGGTAAGGCAGCAGGTAAACAGTTTGTAGCCCAGCCAGACAAGATTAAAAGCAAGGTTAAGCCCTTTAGAAAGGTGAAGTAAAATGATTGGTTGCTACGTTAGTTTTATCACAGGCATGATGGTTGGTATTGAACTAGCCGAATATGAAGATAGCAACTTTTTAATTATAGATTTATTCATTGTGCAAATTATGTTTGAGTGGGAAAATAAATGACAACTACAGCTACTACAGCGTTTAACTTAGATTTAAATGACCTTGTTGAAGAGGCTTTTGAGCGTTGTGGTTCAGAGCTACGTACAGGGTATGACTTCCGTACAGCGCGTCGTAGTTTAAACTTATTAACGATAGAATGGGCTAACCGTGGCATTAACTTGTGGACGATTGAGCAAGGTCAGATTACGCTTACTACAGGGGTGGGGATATACGACCTGCCTATTGATACGATTGACTTACTAGACCACGTAATTAGAACACAGCCAGGCACGATACAACAAACCGATATTAATATTAACCGTATCTCAGAGTCTACCTATTCAACTATCCCAAACAAGTTAACACAAGGTAAACCAATCCAAGTATGGATTAATCGGCAGTCGGGAGCTACAACACCAAGTGGAATTAAGAACCCTCAAATCAACGTCTGGCCTACACCTAATGCTCCTGACGGGCAATATATTTTTGTTTATTGGAGCTTACGTAGACTACAGGAGGCTGGCGATGTTGTTAATACTCAGGATATTCCATGCCGTTTTCTTCCCTGCATGGTTGCGGGGTTAGCTTATTACTTGAGCTTAAAGCTTCCAGGTGTAGACCCTAACCGTTCAATGGCACTTAAAGCAGACTACGAACAACAGTTCCAACTAGCTGCAGAGGAAGACCGCGAGAAAGCGAGTATTCGTTTCGTGCCAAGGAATTTTTCATATACTAGATAATATGGCATTTAAAGATAAAAATAAGCAAAAAGAGTATGCACATCAATATTGGCTTGATAACAAAGCTAGTGAATCTGCACGTATTAAAGCATGGAAGGTAGCTAATAAAGAAAAACTTAAGCAACAAGCTAAAGAATATAACGAAAAAAATTGTGAAAAAATAACGGAACAAAAACAAAAGTATTACTTGCGGATTAAAGAAAAACGCGCAGTCTATGCTAAAGAGTATGGTAAGAATAACCCTCATATTATAAATAAAGCCTCCGCAAAACGTAAGGCATCTAAATTAGATAGAACACCATCATGGTTGACTGATGATGACTTATGGATTATTAATGAGATATATGATTTAGCGGCTAAGAGAACAAAAATGCACGGATTTAAATGGCACGTGGACCATATTATCCCCCTTCAGGGTAAGTTAGTTAGTGGATTACACGTCCCAGCTAATATGCAAGTTATCTCAGCTACGGATAACCATAGAAAAAATAATAAGTATAAGGTAGCTATATAATGCCAACCAAGTACGCTAGTGGTAAGCACAGTATTGCCGAGTGCGATAGATGTGGACAAAGATACAAGTTATCAGAGCTTAGAAAGCTTACGATTAAGACTAAGCAAGTCAGTATTAAAGTTTGTTTTGAATGCTGGGAACCTGACCAACCGCAACTACAACTAGGGCTTTACCCAGTTAATGACCCACAAGGGGTTAGAGAACCCCGACCAGATACCAGTTATGCGGTGTCAGGCTTAGGAAAAGATGGGTATGCACAAGATGGTAGTCGTCAGTTTCAGTGGGGCTGGGCACCTGTTGGTGGGGCAAGTGGGTTTGATACAGTATTAACACCAAATGACTTGATTGGAATTGGTCAAGTAGGTATAGTAACGATAACAACAACTTAATTCTAGGAGTATTAAAATGGCTTTTAAATCAGGTGCTGATGGCATCACAAAATCAGGTAAGACAAAAGGTAAGAATTTAGGCGACGACGGTAAAAAAGTTGGCGTTCAATCAGGCAAAGGTTCAAAAGGCGTTTCATCTGACTCAATGAAGTCAGTAGGTCGTAACCTAGCTCGTGTAGCAAACCAAGGATAATATCATGGCAAAGAATGATTTTGTAAAAACAACACCAGCTGACGCATATCCGTTAGGTCATGCTAAAGAAAACAAAGATGCTAGTGCATATACTGACTTTAAATATCCATCAGGTGGCGGTAATGATATTGGTGTTTACAAGCAACCAATGAACAACACTTATAGTTCAGACATCAAGGCTAGTGTTAATCCAAACGCCCGTGCAGCTAAAGATGTAAGCCCTTCAACTCTTGCTATGGATGTAAACATCAGTGGTAAAAAAGAAGTGATGAATCCATATGGCGTTGGTGAGATGCGTGGCTACGGCGCTGCAACTAAAGGTCGTAAGATTAGTGGAAAAATGGGCTAATGAACTATATCCAGCTATCACAAGCAATTCAGGATTACTCTGAAAACACGGAGTCGCTATTCGTAGCGAACATTCCTACGTTTGTGCAAGAAGCCGAGAGACGTATATATAATACAGTTCAGTTGCCATCACTTCGTAAAAACGTGACAGGTACGCTAACTATTAACAACCCATATCTTTCGCTTCCTGATGATTGGTTAGCAACATATTCTATTGCTGTTATTGATAGCACAGGTAAATACAACTACCTATTAAATAAAGATGTAAACTTTCTTCGTGAGTCATACCCAAACCCAACTTCTACAGGTACACCTAAATACTACGCAGTGTTCGGGCCAACTACAGGTAATCTAGAAGAGCTGTCAGCTATTATGGCACCAACTCCAGACCAGTATTACACAACAGAACTACACTATTTCTACTACCCAATTTCTATTGTACAGGGAAGAATCTCTGCGTTTGGGGCAATTACTCCAGGTATTAACTATACGAACGGTACTTATTATAACGTGCCTTTAACAGGCGGGTCAGGTACATCTGCAACAGCTACAGTAGTTGTGTCACAAAATGGCGTATCTTCAGTAACGATTAATAGTCCAGGTTCACTTTATATTGTAGGCAATACATTATCTGCAGCAGCATCAAGTATTGGTGGAGTAGGTACAGGTTTTTCTGTATTGGTAGGTTCGGTTCTTAACTCAACAGGTACTTCATGGCTTGGTGATAACTATGACCCAGTGCTGTTTTATGGCGCTATGCGTGAAGCAGTCATCTTTATGAAGGGTGAGGCTGACATGGTTAGTTACTATGAAAAGATGTTTCAAGAATCATTAATGCAGCTTAAACGTCTTGGTGATGGTCTTGAACGCAATGATGCATACCGTAAGGGTCAAACTAGCTTGGAATATAAAGGTCTATAATGGCAATCGTTCAAACACAATGTACAGTATTTAAAGAGAATCTATTAAAAGGTTTAGAAAACTTTTCGGTCGGTACACCATATTTTTATGCTATCGCACTCTACAACGCTAATGCTAATTTAGGTGCAAATACTTTGGAATATACATCTGATAACGAAGTTGTAGGTGAAGGATATTACACAGGCGGTCAAGATTTAATTATTATCCCCCCTGCTTCTAGTGGTTCAACAGCATACGTTTCATTCCAACCTGTAGTTTGGACCCCAGCTAGTTTTACCTGTAGAGGGGCCTTGATATATAATGCAGTAACATATTCTGCTGTAGCCGTACTAAACTTTGGCGCAGATAAAACAGCAAATGGTACATTTACAATTACTTTTCCAACGGCGGACGCATCAAACGCCATAATTCGCATTTCATAGGAGTATAATATGCATAAAGAAGTAGCAGGGTTTGGCGACATCAGCAACGCCGCATTAGTAAAATCAGCTGACTTTAACGAGACAGTTGGTATGGAAGGTCAGTTCGTAGCTAAATGCTATGATAAAGATGGCAATTTAAAATGGGAAGACGAAATCAACAACTTGGTAATGGCTGTAGGTAAGCAACTAATGTTAGATACGCTTCTTGCAGGTAGCGCATATACAGCGACTGTAGTAATGGGTTTAGTATCAGGTGCTTCAACACCTACATACGCAGCTGCGGATACACAAAGCTCACACGCAGGTTGGCTAGAGTCAGGCGCAACAAATGCCCCTACATATTCTGGCACACGTAAGACTCCAGCATTTAGCTCTGCTACATCATCAGGTACAACCCCTACAAACGTAACAACTAAAACAACAAGTGCTGCAGTATCATTTACATTTACAGGCTCTGGTACAGTTGCAGGTTGTTTTATTAACATTAATGGCTCTTCAACTATTGATAATACTACAGGTACATTGTACTCAGCTGGTTCATTCACTGGCGGTAACAAAACTGTTGCATCAACAGACCAATTAAACGTAACTTATAGCACTACAGCAACATCTTAATCTACTTTTAAAGGGGTAGGTTATGTCAGGATGTGCAGTTATTCAGGACGGGCTTGTCGTCAACACTATAGTTGCCGAGCCTACAGACACGCCCCCAGAAGGCTGCACCCTTGTTTTAATTCCAGATAATGTATTTGTTACTATTGGGTTTACTCACGATGGTACAAACTTCATTGACTTCAATGGCAATCCATCAGTCCCCCAAGAAATCGTAGTAGAAGAAGTGCCTGTAGAGGTCATTGAGTAATGGCTGCTAGATTTTGGGTAGGCGGTGCAGGTACTTGGGATACTTCTAGCACAACACATTGGTCTGCTACAACAGGTGGCTCTGCTGGAGCTTCTGCACCAACAACTGCTGATACGGTTACTTTTGATGCTAATAGTGGTACAGGTATAGTTACAACTTCAACTGGTGCAACTTGTTCATCATTAACATATAACTCATCTACGTTAAGCAGTTTGACACTTGGTGCAAACTTAACAGCAACAAGCCTAATTACACTTACCAACGGCACATTTGATGCCAATGGATGGAATGTATCAGCAGCTGGAGTTGTCCTTGGTGTAGGTACAAAATCCCTTATTATGGGAACAGGCACTTGGACTTTAAGTGGCACAACCACTTGGGATATGGCAACAAATAATACAGGGCTTACGTTTAGTGGCGCATCAGCCCCTATTGTTTTAAGTAATAATACAACATCAACAAAACAGTTTTCTGGTGGAACTGCATTAACGTATAACAAAATAACTATTGGTGGAAATACATCTACAGCTATTACTCAATTTAATACTACTACAAGTACATTTTTAGAATTAGCATCTACTAAAACAGTAGCACATACAATAACATTTCAAACAAGTGTGCCAACCATTACAACTTGGTCTGTTACAGGGTCAGCAGGTAATGTAGTTACAGTAAGTTCATCTTTGCCAGGAAGTCAAAGAAGTCTAACTGTCACTAATAAAATGACAGGTATTGACTATCTTTCAATTCAAGATATTAATAGCGTAAATATAAACCCTGTTACTTTTTTTGCTGGCGCTAACTCAACTAACGTAAGTAACAATGCAGGTATTGCTTTTGCAAATGGTTCAACTACTGGCGCTTATGTTTTAACTACAGGCACATCGTTTACTACACCTGCTGATTGGAATAATGCTTCCAATAATATTTATTTAATAGGCGGCGGTGGCGGTAGTTCAGGTTCAGCAGCATCAGGAAATAATAGAGCAGGCGGCGCAGGCGGCGGCGGTGGCGGATTTAGACTACTTACTAATCAAACATTAAGTGGTTCTATTACTTACGCTATTGGTGCTGCAGGAACTGCAGGGGCTGGGTCTGGCGGTGCAGGTGGTACTACTATATGGGATACTACTAACACCGCAACAGGCGGCCTTGGGGGCACAGTAACAACAGTACCTACATCTGTAGGTGGTACAGGTGGTACAGGAACATTTACGGGTGGTACAGGTGGTAATGGTGCTACAAGTACAGCAGCTAGTACAAGCAATTCAGGCGGTGGTGGTGGCGGTTCTGCTGGTCCTAATGGTAACGGCGGCAATGGGGGTAACGGCGTTAGCAATACTATAAACTCATTCTCACACGGCGGGGGTGGCGGTAATGGTGGCGGTTCTGCTGGCGGAAATGCAACTACCGTATTATCTGGCGCAGGCGGTAATAATTCATTAGGTTCTGGCGGCGGCGCTGGTTCAGCAGGTGCAGGCGTTGCAGGTTCAAATGGGGGTGGCGGTTCTGGTGCTTTTGGTAGTGTTGCAAGTGCTTGCGGTAAAGGTTCATCAGGCATAGAAATTCTTGGTGGCTTTGGTTCAGGCGGCGCTAACGGTGGTGGCTTTGCATCGCTTGCCTCGTTAGGATTTGGTGCAGGTGGTGGCGCTAGAGCAGTAACTACAACTGGCGGTATTGCAGTAGGTAACGTAGGTACACAAGGTGTAATTTTTGTTGTTTATACGCCTTTAGGTAATGCATACACAGATTCAATTACTGAAAACTCAACATTCAACGATATACTTAGTACACTTAGTGTTTTTGCAAGTAGCACAACAGAAGACTCAACTTTAGCAGACAGTGAGAGTGCAGTACAAGCATATAACCCATCCATTACAGAAAACTCAACTATAGCTGATTCCGAATTAGTATCTTGGATAACATCATCAAATGCAACAGAAAATGCAACCCTAGCTGACTCTGAATCAGTATCTTGGGTAACTACGTCAAATGCAACAGAAAATGCAACCATAGCTGATACAGAATCAGTATCTTGGGTAACTACGTCAAGTGCTACAGAAAACTCAACCCTAGCCGATTCTAATACTGCTAACTTTGTATTTGCGGTATCAATTACAGAGCCAACAACGCTTGCAAATATTCAAGCATATATCAACATTATTACTAGTGCAATTACCGAAGCCGTAACGTCAGATACTAGCCAAAGCGCCCAAGCAACCTATTTAGTCTCACTAACAGAAGCTCAATCCGCTGCAGATAGTTCAACACGTACCGCAATATTCCAAAGTAATGTAAGCGAGAACATAAACGCAGCCGATGTAGTAGCAGCGCAAGCGATATTCGCTAGTTTTATTCGTGAAAATATGGTAATGTTAGACCAATTAATAGGCTATGGCTGGTTCAAAGTTGTAAATAGCCAAACAATCACTTGGACTAATGTTAATAATGCACAATCAGTTACTTGGACAAATGTAGGCAATACCCAAAACCCTAATTGGGTTCAAATTAATAACAAACAACCATAGAATTTAAGGAATCATCATGGCATCAACGTATTCACCCAGTCTAAAGTTAGAGCTCATCGGTAACGCCGACCAGTCGGGTACATGGGGTACTACTACCAATAATAATTTAGGTACACTGCTTGAACAAGCTATTGCTGGTGTCCAGACTATCACAATCACAACTGCCAACAAACTCTTAACAAACCTTAACGGAGTATCTGACGAGGCACGTAATGCAGTTCTTATAGTTAATGGCACACCTGGCGCGGTTCGTACACTTTTGGTACCTAACGGACAAACTAAAACTTATGTAATTGTTAATAACACATCAGGCGGATACAACCTCAATGTGCAGACTTGGTCAGGTAGTGGGTTAACAGGTTCTGGAAACGCTGCGGTCATTCCTAGCGGTGCGAGTATTTTAATTTACTGTACAGGCTCTGACTGTTATACAGTTGCTCCATTCACTGCATACACCGCCGTGCCTATCGTTGCTCAAGGCTATTGCTCAGGTACAACATTAACTATTACATCGGTGACATCAGGCACTCTTGCGGTTGGGCAAACAATTTATAACCCAGGTATTTTATGGACAACTAGTGGGTTCCCTAGTGGCACAACTATTACGGCTTTGGGTACAGGTACGGGTGGTACAGGTACATATACAATCAGTGCAGCTTCAACAGTAGGCTCAGTTGACTACCCTCAACCTATCGTAGCACTAACTACATTAAACCAAATTGCTACAGTAGACTATGTTCAAAATAAAACACAATCAATTTACTTACAAGGCCAGCCAACAGCAGACACAGCAAACGCTGCAGCCTACGAAGGTATAGTTGGATTAGTTACAAGTACCACAGGCATTATGATTGCAAGCCAATACTATGTCTTAGGTAGCCCAGATGGTATGGGCGGATATATTAATACGCTTCAACTAGGTCAGTATATTAATGGCTATAACGTTTCAGATGGTACGTATATTAAATCTTGGGGTACAGGTACTACAGGTAATGCAACGTTTACAGGGTATATTTCAAATGGTTCTGGTGGTGCAGGCACAACATTAACAGTAACTTCAGGTTCAGTAACAGGCACAATTACAAATAGCCAATACCTGACAGCAAATGCCGCGCCTACATTAACTATAAATACAAAAATTACAGGCGGTTCGGGATTAACATGGACTGTTGATAAGTCACAACTATTAGGTTCAGCTACAAGCCCTGTTACATTTACTGCATATGGGCCATTAACAAGTCAGGCTGTTGCAAATAATGCAGCGGTAAATAATACTGGCGGCTGGGTAAACGTTCAAAATGATAGTGCTTATGGTATGGCAACAGCAGTGCGTACCCCGATGGTTTCATACTTATCACCATTACAAATATGTAATATTTTATTCTCAGCTAACATCGCATCACTAATTGGTACACTAGGCACTCAAAACGACAATGCAGTTAATATCTTGGGTGGCACGATTAGTGGGGTTACAATTACTAATTTACTTTCTGCGCTTGGTGTGTCTGTAGGTGGCACAGGTGTAACATCATTAACTCCAAACTCAGTAATAACAGGTGGTTCTACAAATACAGGTGCAGTTGCAACAGTAAGACCAGGACAGCTTAATAACGTATTAACATCAACTGCTGGCTCAACCGTAAACGCAGTTGATTTGGTTGCAGGTACTCAATATTCAGTACTAACACTTGGAACAACTTTGGCAGCTGGTTTTGTTGCGGTTGGGGCTACTAGCACATCAATCACAGGTTCTATTAACGGTACTCTTTTAACTGTATCAGCAGGTAGTGGTATTGCAGTGGGTCAAATCCTTAGTGGCACAGGCGTAACTGCAAACACAACTATTACAGCTTTAGGTTCAGGGTCAGGCGGCACAGGTACATATATTGTAAGCGCATCACAAACTGTAGCTTCTACAACCATTACGGCACTTAACCCAACGTTTACTGCATCAGGCGCGGCAACAGGTACAGGTACAGCGCAAGTTACAACATGGGCAAGTTCAACCCCAGCAACAAACCTTACCACAACTTCAGGGACAGCACCTTATTTTGGTGCTAGAGCATTTGCATCATTTTCAACTATAACACTTGCAGATATTTCAGCCACATATAGTCAATCAGGAACAACAGTAGTACTAACAGTAGCATCACACGCTTATCAAGTTGGACATCAAATATATGTAGACATAACTTCAGGAACAGGCGTTGATGGGCAATATGTAGTTACGGCAGTTACAGCAACAACAATTACATATACAGCGGGTACAAGTTTAACGACATCAGGCAATGCGACTATTAAGCAATGTTCTATCTATACAGGCTCTCAAAACGTAGCTAACGTACCTTACTTAGGTACTGGTTCATTTGTGGTTAATTTTACAACAGCAATGCCTTTTGTAAATTATGTTGCTACAGCATCTGCTGGTACTAACAATGGTGGGACAAATCAATCTGGCGATGATAATGTTATTATATTTAATACTGGGTCAAATTTAGGTCTTAGAACAACACAATCAATTCGTGGATTTTGCGTCCAGCCTACTAGTGGAGGTTTGGAAAATTCATCTTTAATTAGCATAGTAATATTTGCATAATGATTAACTCACGTAAACTAGAAGACCTACATCCTAAAGTAAAGACGCTATGCGAGCAGTTTATTGCTTCTTGCGCCAAACACAATATTGACGTGCTAATTACGTCAACGTACAGGGATGCAGAGTCACAAAATGCATTATACGCACAAGGCCGTACAGCTCCAGGCAGTAAAGTAACTAATGCTAAAGGCGGTCAATCTTTCCATAACTGGCGCGTAGCCTTTGATTTTGTACCTATTGTAGATGGTAAAGCTAGGTGGAATGATACTGCATTATTTACACAATGTGGTGAGATTGCTGAAAGTCTTGGCTTGGAATGGGCTGGACGTTGGAAGGGGAAAATGATTGAAATGGCGCATTGCCAATATACACACGGTTTAACACTTGCAGACTTTCAAGAAGGGAAGACTTTATAATGGACCCGATTACAATCCTAGCGGCTTTAGGCCCAGTAGCAGTAGACTTAGGAAAGTCTTTAATCAATCGTTTCATTGCACCTGACCAGTTCAAACCTGCAACCATCGAGCAGTATGCAAAGATGAAAGAGATTGACCTAGAGCTATTTAAAACCATGAACGAAGCTGGTGGTGGTAATGCTAGTTATCCTTGGGTTGAAGCTATTATTCGCCTAATGCGCCCGTTGATTGGTATAATCGTATTAAGCACTTGGGCCTACCTTGCAATTATTGGTAATGGTGAAGTGAACGAACAAGTATCTAACTTTGCATCTGTGATTGGATTTTACTTATTCGGTGAGCGCAGTCTGTTCTATGTAAAAAAACAAAAGTAGAAAGTAGCTATGCCATTACAGAAACTAGAATTTAGACCAGGACTAAACCGTGAAGGTACTGACTACGCTAATGAGGGCGGTTGGTACGATGGGGACAAGGTTCGCTTTCGTTCTGGTTTTCCTGAAAAGATTGGTGGCTGGTCACGCTTATCAAACGAAACCTATCAAGGGGTGGCTAGAAATCTTTGGAACTGGCAAGCATTAAACGGTTCTAATTATCTTGGTGTAGGTACTAATATTAAGTACTATATTGAGTCAGGTGGCGAATACAACGATATTACTCCGTTCGTTAAAATAAATAACCTTACCAACCCTACATCTACAATTACTGCATCTACTGGCTCTTCAAAACTAACTATTGTTGACCCTTCTGGATATACCCCAAGTGTCGGTGATTATATTATTATTTCAGGCGCTACAGGTCTTGGTGCCAACATTACCGCTGCAGTTTTAAATCAAGAATATCAAGTAGCTACAATAGTATCAGGCACAACTTACACAATTAATGCAAAAAGCCCTACAACAGGACTGCCTGTATTAGCTGCCGCTGGAGACACAGGGAATGGCGTAGCCTATACTATTTCATATGAAGTCCCAGTTGGTTTAAATACATTCAATTTGGGTACAGGCTGGGGTGCAGGTCCTTGGTCTCCATATACTCCAGTAACACTTGGTGCAAACCCTTTAACCATGGTAAATACTAGCGGCACTGTAACAGTTACCCAAACCGCACATGGACTTACAACAGGGCAATATGTAGTTGTTACAGGCGTAGCACCGTTAGCTACAACGCTAAATGGGGCATTAAATGCATCGGCAACTACTATTCCTGTTACTTCTAACTCTGGGTTTTTGACTACAGGCACGGTTACTATCGACTCAGAAACTATTACTTATACTGGGTTAGGTGTTAATACGCTTACAGGATGTACTAGAGGAGCGTTAGGTTCTACCGCCGCATCACATTTAACTTTAGCTGCAGTGACAAATACTACAGTTAGGGGTATCCCAGCATTATCTTTGAATGATACTTTTGCTATTACATATTTAACCGCTAATACATACTCAATAAAAACTCCAGGTAGACTCGTAAGTAATAGTGATGCAGGTACAATTGATAAAGCTACTTCATCAGGCACGGGTGGTGGGTCTAATGTAGTTATTATTCCTCAATCAGGTACACGCGGTTGGGGTACAGCATTTACAGGTGGCGGCATTGAACAGCAATTACGTCTATGGTCTTCAGATAACTTTGGTCAAGACTTAGTAATTGCACCTCGTGGCGGCAACATATTTTACTGGGAAGCAGCAAGCGGGGTAAGTACCCGTGCGGTTTTATTATCAACATTAGCTGGCAGTGCCTATGTCCCAACACAAACAAACCAAGTAGTATCCTCAGCAATTCAAAAATTCGTTATTGCTTTTGGTGCAAACCCTTATACCCCAGGTGACCCTGCTACTGACTTTAACCCAATGCTTGTTCGTTGGTCAGACCAATTAGACCCATACCAATGGATACCAGCTGTTACTAATCAGGCAGGGGAGTTTGCTTTAACTAATGGTTCATTTATTATGTGTGCCCGCGCAACGCGTCAAGAAATCTTAGTATGGACTGATTCAGCACTATATTCTATGCAGTATTTAGGTGCGCCTTATGTATGGGGTTTTAATATCATGATGGACAATATTTCTATCATGTCACCTAATGCAGCTATTACAGTTAACAACGTTACTTACTGGATGGGTACTGATAAGTTCTATATGTATTCAGGCCGTGTTGAAACCTTACCATGTGCATTACGTCAGTATATCTTTAATGATATTAATAAAGACCAAGCATTCCAAGTATTTGCGGGTTCTAATGAAGGGTACAATGAAATCTGGTGGTTCTATGTAAGTATATCTAGTAAGGGTACAACGGTTGATAAGTATGTCATCTATAACTACGTAGACCGCGTTTGGTATTATGGCACTATGGCTCGCACTGCTTGGTTAGATTCAGGTATCCGTGAGTACCCAATGGCTGCAGACTACAATAACAGGATTTTATACCATGAGTCTTCAGTAGATGATAACGCTGGAGAAAGCTCACAACCAATTTATTCTTATGTTCAATCGTCTGATTTTGATATTCAAGATGGACATAACTTTGGGTTTGTGTGGCGCATACTACCCGATATTAACTTTAACGGCTCAACAGTAAATAACCCAACTGTAACAATGACGGTAAAACCGCGTGTAAACTCAGGGTCTGCATATAGCCAAGCAGATAGTCCAGCAGTAGTAAGTGCAGATAATTATGGGGTTTCACAGGTCTACAATATTCAGCAGTTTACAGGGCAGGTATATACAAGGCTTCGAGGTCGTCAGTTGGCATTCCGTATTGAGTCAACAGGACTTGGTGTGTCGTGGCAGTTAGGTTTACCGCGTATTGATATTAGACCAGATGGGCGCAGATAATGGCTAACGAAAAGAACATACCACTCCGTGCTACCAAGGCACCTAACTTACCTATTGGCCCAGTTGAATATAGTCAGCAGTATCAAGACCAGATAACTAATGCACTACGCCAATATTTTGCACAGGTAGATAACTTTACTCAAGCAACGGTAATTCCTGACTCAGGGGTAACAGCAGATAGACCAGTTAACACAGGCGACCCAAAACTATTAACAGGGCAGAATTACTTTGATACTACGTTGGGGGTTCCTATCTGGTGGAATGGCACTAACTGGGTAGATGCTACTGGCACTGCAGTTTAATACATGATAACATACAACTAAATTAATAAAGGTTTAAATTATGTTTAGCAACAAATTTAACATAGGCGTTTTAAAACATCCAGGATATAACATCGGTGGAGGTATCGGTGAGGCTGCGCTTATTGGAGCAGCGATGGGTGGCGCTAAATCTTTGGCAACGGGTGATGACGTATTAGAAGGTGCTCTGCTTGGTGGTATTACTGGTGGTGCAATGTCGGGTATTACAGGTGCTGTATTTGGTAAAGAAGCTCTAGCAGGGGCTGCGGGAGCTACAGGAGAAGTAGCAAAAAATGCGGTTACACCAGCTATTACAAATACTGTTAATACAGGGGCTAACATTGCAGATGATGTAGCTCTAGCAACTGTTCAACCAAGTATAGCCGCTAATCAGGGTCTTACAGGTCTTACACAAAATATAGGTGGAATTAATACTGCTCAGGGTTTAGGTACTACGGGGGTTGATTTTGCTGGTAAAGTAGTTGACCCAAGAGGCCTCAGCACTTTAGGTGAAACTGCAATTACACAACCTCAAACATTTGCGGATACATTAAAAGCTTCTCAAGGACTTAACGAAGCAACTACAGCTCAATCAGGTATCCGAGGCGCATTAGGTCTTAAGCCAGATAGCTTAGCAAGTCAAGGTTTAGATTGGTATGGTAAACAAGACTTATTAACTAAAACAGGTTTAGGGGCGGCGGCTGGCTATGGTATGGGTGCATTAGAGCCTAAAAAAATTCCTGAGTTACCTGAAAAAGAAAAAAGTAAACTCCACGGCTACGACCCTGATAACTTTACAGCTTATGTTCCTGAACAACCTAACCCATACTACAGTGCTAAATATGCGGCTGAGGGCGGAACAATGCAATCGTATGCACAAGGTGGTATTACAGCACTTGCACAAGGTGGTATGGGGGGCAATCAAAATTATCCACAAGGTAGATTAGATACAACGCAGTATGCGACACCAAGCCAAATGCCAACAAGTGCACAAGTAGTTAATGCGGACTATGAAGTACCAACTGACCCATACATGGGCTCTCCACTAAAAATGGCTGAAGGCGGCGTAGCTCGTTATGCTTATGGTGGGTATGCAAGTGACGGTCAAGGAAGTCAAGTTTACTACGACCCGCAAAGAGGGCAGTACTATACTATGGGTAGCTCTTTAGAAGGGTTTGCTTCAGGTAATCCTGCAGGCATGATGAGAGGTATGGCATCTGCATTTGGTGGGCAAGAAAATCGTCAATATATAGATGGAAGTGGAAGACCTGTAGATGGTAGTCTAGGTGGTAAGCTTAGTGAGGGCATTCAAAGTGCTAATGGCACTATTGGTTCAAACTTCCAAGCATCTCAAGCTAGACCTGAAGTCTACCAACAAGCAAGCCAAGCGGCACAAGTGCCTATGATGGACTATAATCCTAATACAGCGGCAGTAGCGGCACAAGCAGTAGCGTCTCCATCATATGATGCAATGATGCAAGGTGTAGCTCCACAAGATTTTAACCGTGTGTTTAGCCAAGTAACAAATCAAAATGCACAAGCTCAACCTAAAGAAAAACAAATGGCAAGCGGCGGTATTACAGGTTATAGCTTAGGTGGTTATGCTGCTGGCGGTAACCCAAGATTGCTTAAAGGTCCAGGCGATGGCATGTCAGACAACATCCCTGCAGTAATTGGTAATAAACAACCAGCACGTTTGGCTGATGGTGAGTTTGTAGTTCCAGCTGACGTAGTCAGTCACTTAGGTAATGGCTCAACAGATGCAGGCGCTAAACACTTATATAAGATGATGGACAAGGTGCGTACTGCACGTACAGGTAAAAAGGCTCAAGGTAAACAAATTAAACCAGAAAAGTTTATGCCTAGATGATAACAATACAAACCGTAAGTCCAGTCCATGTGCATCAAATGTGGGATATAGTAGGTCCATTTATTAATTCTGCAGTTGATGTAGCGTTAGGTAGTCCTGATTGTTCTGCAGACCAATTAAAGATGCAGTTAGTTAACGGCTCACAAACTTTGTTAGTAGCAGTAGAAGACGAGAAAGTTATAGGGGCAGCGACAATAGTAGTAAGCTCATTCCCTAATCACAGGGTTGCAACGATGACTACTGTAGGCGGTAGATGTGTTGTAGATGAAGAAACATTTAACCAAGTAATTGCGTGGGCTAAAGCTCAAGGGGCTACTAAAATTAGAGCATACGCTTCTGGGGCACGGATTAGATTATATAGACAAAAAGTTGGACTTATTGCTACTGAGACAGTGGTGGAGAAATTAATATGAGTTATTCAAGACAAGACCTATACGCTTTTGGTGAACCCTTTGGTGCTTCAGCTACGAAACAATTAGCTGGTAGTAAACTTAGAACCTACGGTGGCGGTGGTGGTGACCCAGGTCCAACTAATACTACGGTTCAAAACTCAAACTTACCTGACTACGTACAACCATATGTAGAGTCAATGCTTGGTGCAGCACAAAACCAAGTCTATACCTTTAACCCTAACGGTACAGTAAGCGGATTTAAAGGCTACACCCCATATAGCAATAACATGGATAACTACGTTGCTGGATTTAGCCCTATGCAACAAAAGTCTTTTCAAGGCGCAGCTAACTTACAATCTCCAGGTCAATTTGGTCAAGCATCGCAGATGGCTGGTATGGCGGGGTTAGGCTCACTACAAACTGCAGGGCAGGCGGGTCAAGCTGGTAATAACTACTTTGGTATGGCAACAAACCCAGGCGCTACTCAGGCGTTCATGAACCCATACTTGCAAAATGCACTCAACCCAGCACTAGAAGAATCACGTCGTCAGTATGGTATTACAGGGCAACAACAGCAAGGTAATGCTACTAGGGCAGGTGCGTTTGGCGGGTCTCGTGAGGCTTTAATGGCTTCTGAAAACAACCGTAACATGAACTCTGCCATGAACCAAATGATTGGTACAGGCTACCAAAACGCTTACGATACAGCTCAAAAGAATATTCAGTATGGGTCTGGTTTAAATTTACAGGGTCAACAAGCGGCGCTTCAAGGTTACAACCAATTAGGTCAAGCCGCTAACGCACTAGGTGCACTTGGTCAACAACAGTTTAACTCACAAAAAGATATTATTGGTATGCAAAACCAATATGGTGCACAACAACAAGCTTCTGAACAACAAAAAATTAATCAAGCAATTCAGAATTACGCTACTGCACAGCAATACCCAATGATGCAACTTGGTAACATCAGCAACTTACTACGCGGCTTACCGATGCAGTCTACAACAACACAGTCTTATCAAGCGGGTCCGTCTGGGTTAAACACACTAGCTGGTTTAGGAACTGGTATTGCTGGCGCAGCACAGCTAATGAAAGCCGAAGGCGGTACGGTTAAGTCTTACAAGGGCGGCGGCATTACAAGCCTAGCTAATCGTCAAAGCATTGCTGAAGATTTAAACCCAGAACAGCTAGCACAAGTAATTAAAAACCGCACTATCCCTCCAACTATGGGTAAGGCTATCCAAGAAGATAACTTAAGAGAAGCACAAGCTGCTCGCATGGCTGGTATTGACGAAGCTCCAACTAATCTACCAACGCAGACTATGGCTGAAGGCGGTATTGTGTCGTTTTCTACAGGCGATTTAGTTCAGCCTAAATATGGTTTAGACCCAAATCTATTAGAAAGGACAGATACTACAGGGCTACAAGACATATTAGCTAACTACCTCAATCCAAAAACTAATAAACCATATACTGAAGAAGAAATTGCGGCTGAACGTCGTGCTAAAGAAACATCTATGGGTATTAAAAATCTGTACCCAGAACGCGAAAAAGAGTTTGAAAAAACAAAAACTGATATTGAAGATTCTAAGAGTACAGCTAAAGGTCTTGCACTACTTCAAGCATCTGGTAAAATTTTAGAAAATGCTAACAAGCCTGGTCTTATGGGCATTGGTGCAGGTATTAGTGGGTTTAACGAGGCATACGCTCCAGCGCTTAAAGATATTCGTGCTCAAGAAGCTGGTCTACGTAAAGAGAAATTCTTGGCTCAAGATGCACAAAACGCTATGTTACAAGCTCAGATGAACGGTGATGCTAAGGCATTTACCGATGCTCAAAACGAATTTGCCACACGCAAGACTAATATTATTAATGCTGAAAACCAAGACAAGGGTGCTAGAAATGCGGTTCGTGAAAAAGCAGCTACAGCTGAATATAACTTTGTTACAGAAATGCGCAAACAACTCCTTGAAAACTTTGGTAAAAAAGAAGCAGCAGAAATTGCATCTGGCGGCGCTACTGAAGGTCATATTAACCAAGCTAATGCAAACCTAGATACTAGGTTAACTGCGGCAAGGACACAGCATGCGTCAGATTATACTGACAATGATATTAAAAGTGCTCAGTCTAAAATAGATAATTATAATAAGACTATTGAAAAAGGTAATCAACCCGACGCTACACAAGTAAAAAATAAAGAAGCCGCTGAAAAATATCTTGCAAAAGTAGACGCTAGCTTAAAAAATATTAATAATATGGAAAAAAATGGTAAGATATTTATTAATTATCTTGCTAAAAAACATAATTTACCTACTAATGTAGTAGACGCGTTATCTACAGCTAACTACCCATCTAGTAAGTCAGGGGCAAAAGCAGCGGATTTTGATAGTCAATAAGGGTTAATATGGCATATGATATTGAAGGTGCACGTAAAGCTGGCCTTAGTAACGCTGAAATTAATGATTATTTATCCAAAAAACATAATTATAATTTAGATGGCGCACGTAAAGCTGGGGTAAATGAAGATGAAATTACTTCTCATTTAATTAATAAAGAATCAGCTAAAGCTAAACCCACAGAAGAAAAACCTAAACCAAAAGAAGAAGTTAAATCTAGTTTTGGTGATAAGGCATTAGACTATCTAAATTCTGGTGTAGTTGGCCCTGTTGTAAATACAGTTGCTGGATTACCTAGAGCATTAGAAGCTGGTGTGCGTAACCTACCTCGTATGGGGTTAGAGGCTTTACAGACTAATAATATGTCAGGCCCAGGATTTACTGGGGCTTTAGCAAAAACAGCGTTGCAGGCAGGGGAAAATTTAGTACAAGGTAAACCTGCTGGAGTATCTGAAAACTTTGTAAGTAATGTTGTTGGTACTAAAGAACAACGCCAAAAAGACTTAGACCAAAAAATAGCTTTAGATAGGGCTATATCTAGCGTACCTCATATTCCAGGAACAGAAGAAGCTGCTGAATATGGTATACAAAAACAAAAAGAATTAAACGAATCAGTAACTCCTGAAGCTAAACAAGCTATGGAGGCTAGTCAACCATCTGGTAATCTTTTAGAAGCAATCAAAACGGGTAGTACTAAAAATTTATCCTTTGGTAAAGACCCATCATTATACGGTTATTCATTAAATGCTACTCAAGCATTAGGCTCATTAATTCCTGTCATTGCTACGGCACTTATTACTAAGAAGCTTGCTCCTGGTGCTCAATCCGCTGCAGTTGGTACAGTAGGTTATGGGCAAGGTGCTGGTGAAGGTATCCAATCCGCAAAAGAATATGTAGCTAATATGGATGAGGCTACGTTAGCGCAGTCTAGCCCGTACTATAAAAAAATGATTGAAGATGGGGTTTCTCCAGAAGAAGCTAGAAAAGTTGTATCAGACCGTGCTGCTGAGTATGCAGGGCAATTACAAGGCGCTGTATCAGCATTTGGTGGTGAAGTTACTGGCAAGTTAATTACTGGTGGGTTTGATAAAGTAATTGATAAGTACGCTAAAAATCGTTTAGCTAAAATTGCTTTAGGAACAGCCGCTAGTACAACAGAAGAAGGTACAGAAGAATTTGTTGAGGGTATTGCTTCAGACATAGGTATTAATAAAGCCGTTGTAAAAGAAATTGGTGCTGACTCGTTTGCTAACTTTGTATTAGGCGCACTTGGTGGTGCACCAGTTGGCGCAGTGTCTGGGGCTAGAGCAAAATCTGAAACTGATGAAACTACACCGCCTCCAACTACACCTCCAACTACGCCTCCTGGAACTCAACAAGCAGCAGCTACATCATCCGCGTTTAGTGCAGACGAATTAAATGAATCTGAAACAGGCAAAACAGTTGGGGTTACATCTAAAGATGATAATCTTAATAAACTTTTAGAAGGAGCTGATAATGTCGGAGCTGACGGAGCACCAATTGGGCCTAGCATTGAAGTTGTTAAACCAAGAAGAGGAAAGTCTGCCAAAGGAGCTGGAGCAACTAACACAGCTGGAGTGGATGGGGCTGGAGCTGCTATATCATCAACTGATGCAGGAGCGCAGGGAGAACAGTCTCCATTAAATGAAATAGAGCAAAACCTAATTGCTAAGATGCAAGAGTCTGGCAGTGAGTTTAAAGATGTAAACCATGTAAAAAACTGGGTAAAGAAACATATTTTCAAAGGTGACCTTGATGGCACTAATCAACTTCAACAAAACAACCCAGAGATTTTTAAACGCTTGCTAGCCGAGCATAAAAATCAATCTACTAAAAACCAAGAACAAAAAGACCAACAGGATGAAAATCATTTAACTGACCTTGAAGATACTCAAAATATAATTGAGGAAGTTAAAAAGAAAGAACCTAAAAGCAAAAAGGCAGCTAAGGCACAAGAGCTTTTAGAAGATGCAACAGAAACAACTGAACCTGCTATGAAAAAGGCAAAAGTAAGAAAAGCTAAAGAAAAAGCGGGTATTGTTGAGGAAAAACAAGCTGAACAAGAAACACCAGCCAATACCAAAGCTCAGGAGGTTTTGTCAAAAATAATTAGTGACCCTAATACTCCAGCCTATAAGAAAACCCTCGCTCAAATGTTTCTTCATCCATACTTGTTGTCTAAAGGTGAAGACGCGGCGCGTGCCCCAAAGGATGTAGACGAAGCAATTGCGACCGCAGCAGCAGAAGATGCCACAGATGAGTTAAGTTTAATTGACATTGCTAAACGTGATAAAGCATTAGAGGCAGAAGCTAAACAATCAAATGAATCTCGTAAAGCAGAATACGATGCTAAAGTAGCGGAGTTAGTGGTGCAGGGTCTAACTCTTAGTCAGGCTCGTCGTGAAGTTGGCGGATTTAAAAAAACTGTTAAAACTAAAACAGATGTTATCTCACTTAAAAAACCAGATGAGTTCCATGAATTTAGTAAAGGGTTTATAGACGAGGAAGAATCTGCAGCACAACAAAGTCCAGCTAAAAAAGCTGATATAGAATTACGTCAAGATTTTATTAAGTCTTTAACACCAGAACAAAAAGCCAAGTTTGATAATTTAAAAAAGAACTTTATCAATCAAGACCACACACTCCGTGCTAACCGTACCCGTGCTGAAAACACTAAAACTCGTGTTACTAAAGTTCGTACTCCAGAGCAATTAGCAGAACAAGAACGTTTAAGAGACGAAGAAGATTTTAACAAACGCGTAGCAGCGGTACGTAAACATATTGCTGGACGTAAACAGTCTAGAAAAGAACTTGCTCAACAACAAATAGAGCAAGAAAAGATTAAGAACGAACCAATTGAAGCACAAAATAGACTAGCTGCTGCACTTGAAGAAGCAATTAAAGCTGGTAAAAATATTGTTGAGGTTCTTAAAACCATCGCTGGTAAAGACTATACCAAAAATGATACTACGGCTATGCTTATTTCAGCCCACTATGCAAAACTTATTAAGCAAATTAAAGGCGACGTTAAGATTGTATATGGTGCGGTTGAGAATGGTAGACCAGCTAAGTTTGACCCTGCAACTAATACTATCACCATTAGTGAAACATATAATGGACAGGAAACTCTAGACGAGATTATTAACCATGAGGTAACTCATTACTTACTAGACCATCTTGTTGATAACCCTAAACTCCTATCTGCAGAACAAAAGAAAGCTCTTAATCAGTTAAGAAACCAATATAAACGCATTAAAACTGAATTAAATAACCGTGGGCAAAAGTTTGATATACCTAATCTAAAAGAATTTATTGCTGAGATTATGAGCAATAAGGAGTTTCAAAAAGCGGTTGCCGAACTTCCATTCAAAGAGACATCAGTTTCTGCAATAGCAGGTGCTTCAAGTATAGTTAAGTCTTTAGAAACTGGCGAAGAAGCTCAGACAAAACGGGAAGCTAGACCTAGTTTCCTTACAGACTTATCACGTTCAATAGCTAGACTACTTGGTTTTAATAGGTTCTACACTGCTAAAGATTTAGTAGATACTCCGTATGAAGAACGCAACATGGGGTATAGCTTACAAGATGTTATTGGTACTATTCAACAAATGATTAGTCCAGAGTATGGTTATGTGGCCCCATCAGAAGAGTTCCGTGGTAAGAAAGTATCATATGCACCAGCTAAACCTCGGCGTAAAGCCCCTGCTCGTCCAAGAACTACAGATGAAATGATAGAGGACTCTACTAAAACAGTTGAAGATGACCTTCCTGAAAAAGCAGAATTTGCAAAGAATGTTTGGAGCACAATAACTAGCCCAAGGCAAACTTATAGAAACTTAGTAAAAAGGTTTCAAAATGCGTCAGTGGCACTTAAGATGTTGCAACGTAAAACAGATTTAAAAAATCAATCTATAAGAAACCAATCATTACGTGATGCTCAAGGTAATACTGAATTTAATAATACTTATGAACTACAATCTACTATGTTTGCTAGAGCTGATGTATTGTTCAATGAAAAAATGGGTAAATACCACACTAAATTAATTGAGCAGGTAAAAGAACTTAAAAATATTACTGGTAAATCTTTTGCTGAAACAATGGGTACATTAGATGCTTACTTAAAAGCAATGCATGAACCAGAACGTCGCCGTTTATTATTTATTAAAAACTTAAAATTACGTGACGATATTACTATTAAGATAGGTAACTTACAGGGTACTCCTTCTGACATCAAACAATATATATTTGATGCTTTAAATACTAGGGTTCTTACAAAGGCTCAAGCTAAGTATTTACGTTCTGTATTAGATGCTATGGTATTTACCGACACAGGTGATTTGAATGCTGTCTTAGGTAAAGACCGTAAAGGCACTTTAAATATGTCTATGGTAGATAGCGTGTACTATGCTAATAAACCAAATCTATTAGATGAAAATGACCAAGAGTATTCTCCAGTAAATGAAATGCAACCTATTGAAGTTGATAGGATAAGAGGAGTAATGAACGCTGACACTAACTTAGCTAAAATTAAAGAAGCTTTTAAAACGCTCCAAGATATTGAAGAGGGTACTAAAGAGCTATATAAACAAGCTAACTATTGGTCTCCGTATGCTACTAACTATGTAGATTTCTATGGGTTTGAGCACTATGTACCTTTTAAAGGTATGCCTCAAATGGCTATGGAAAAATCAGATAATCTTTTCTACAACGATACAGACCCATTAAGTAAACGTTATCATGAAGCTACAAGGGGTATGTCTGGTCGTCGTTCTAAAGCAGCTAACGCGTTAGTTCAAATTATTGTTGATGCTAAAAAGTCTGGATTTGCGGTCGTATCTAATGAAGTAGCGGAATCAGTAGCTAATAATATTCGTCAAGGTCATATTGCAACTACTACAAAAGATAAAAAACCTTATAAATCAATTAAATTTGAAAATAGAGAAAATGATTTAACAAAAGAAGAACTTGCTAAACAAAATACATTATTTCATTATAGACCAGATGGCACTATTGATATTTATACTATTAAAGAAAGGCCGATATTAGAGTCACTTCGTGTTCCATATAAAGTTAGGGGCGACCTAGAAGAAGCTACATGGAACTTTTTTGGTGGCGCTACTCGATATGTAGGGCAAGGATTTACGTTATTTAACGTAGCATTTGCTCCTTGGAACTTTGCACGTGACTTAGCTACAAACATTTTAAATATTAACGTAGAGTATGGTGCCATTGCTATGGCTAAGAGTCTTGGCAACTCAATAAAAATGTCTACACTAGATACTTTAGTTGGCGGGGGTATGTTTAGCTGCGGTAAAGCAATGCGTCTTTATCAAGCAAATAATATTACTAAACTTAAACAATTAGCTCAATCTGGTAACCCATTCTATAAAACATTCTATGAGATGGTAGAGAATGGCGCTATTGTTACATACTTACAAGGTGTAGCTAATAAGAGTGAAGTTATTAAATTAGCTGATGAGATAGGTAAAGGTAATGTAGCAAAAACTAGAGATGGTGTAGTATCAGCATTCCAATACTGGTTTAACATGTTTGAACTTACCTCAAAAATTGGTGCAATGGAGCCAATAAAAGAAGCTATTAAACGTCAAAATCCTAGTATGACACCAAAAGAAATAGCGGCTAAAGCAGCTTATGAGGTTAAAAACTTAGCTAACTTTGAACAGTCTGGTACGCGAGGTAAAGAAATGGGTACATTGTTTATGTTCTCAAGGGCACAGGCTACAGGTGCAGTGCGTGCTATCGACTCTTTAAGTTATATACTTCCAGTAGAAGTAGCTATGAAGGATTTATCAGCTGCTGAAAGGGCTAACCCGCAGATAGTGGCAGAGTTTAAAAAGAATTATGAAATAAAAGCTACTAGAGCCCGCGTGCTATCTATGGTATTAATAGGTCTTGGTTTTGCTTCATACTCTATGATGTTTATGGGCGCAGACGATGATGAGTTAAATGATAATAAAGTAGCTAAAGATGATGCAGCATTATGGACTCGTGCTATGCGTTTTACGTTACCTGGAAATGATAATAATAAAGTATTTCAATTGCCTTGGGGTTTTGGCCTAGGTGCATTAACAGCGTGGGGCGCTCAATTAGGTATTCTAGTAAATGGTAACCAGACTTACGGAGAGTTTTTAAGTAACTGTACGCAGGTTGGGTTGGACTCATATGTACCTCTTCCTGTGAGCCGTATTTCATTCCAAGAACATCCAGGTAAAGCGATTCTAGATACTTTTACACCGACAGTTGGTAGACCTTTTATTGAATATTTAATGAACATGAACGGTTTAGGTCGTAAAATTTACGATGATAGTGATTTATCTAATACCCCAGATGCATTTAAAGGACGCGGTTCTACACCAGAATGGCTCAATGATTTTGCAGTCCATTTGTTTGATATATCTGACGGGGAGGTAGACTTAAACCCTAATACAATATCTTTCTTATTATCTAGCTATGTTAATGGTGTTACTCAATTTGCTAATACTGTGGATAGTATTTCGATGCTTTCTACTGATGAAAAAGAATTTGATGCTAAAGCAGATAGTATTGTGGCGGGTAGTTTTATAGGTAAATTACCAGATTATGAAGCTAGAGAATTTATTAGAGTAGAAGCTGAAATTAAAAATATCAAGAAAGCTATGACTGGTAAAGAGAAATTATCTAAAGAATATGAGTATATGGTTGACCACCCAGAAGCATTTGATTTAATAGAGAGATACAATGCTGATGTAAACGGAGAACTAAAAGACTTAAGAGAAGAAGCTAACGATATTCGTAATGATAAGGAAAATACTAAAAAAGTTAGAGATGATTTACTAAAAGATAATGCCTACGAACAACGTTTATTGAAAAAAGGCTTAATTAATCAGTATAAGATTCTTAAACCAGACTTAAAAACTCGTAGGGATGCTAACTTAGATTAACGTATACGCCAGGCTCTAACACCTAGTATGCCATCCTTTGCCACTATGTAAGTCCTAGTCTTTATACCGACACGTTTAGATGCACAGTCTATTGAGTAAACTAACTCGCTAGGCTTAACGGTCGGTATAAAGAAACTCTCTCCTACTTCTAGGAAGTCCAATGGCAATATCCAGTTAGGCTCACTAATCATCTTCTACTATTAACTCTTTTACTGCTTCAGTTGAATCAAATTGGTAACACACCACGTTATACACCCCAGTTGCGTCTTTCCACTTCGTACCTAACCGAACACGCTTGCTAGTAGCTGTATTGATGCCTAGTAACTTTAAATGATGTATTAACTCACGCGAACTTACTTGCAGCCCCGCTAAGTATTTATTAAACTCACCAGCGTCAATACTCAGCAATGACTTATCAATATCGGCACGGATATACAGAGGGCCTTTTGGTTCCATAGTAATCTTGCCGTCCTTGATTGCTAACATATTGCCTTGATGCATATTAACAAAGCTACCTACTACGGACTCGTAATCCACCTTACTAATCTTACGAACGCCGTCTTTAATGCCAATCAAGTTACCCAAGATAACATTGTAGATACGCTCTTTAGGTAGGTCTAAGATATTAAACTCTTTAAGCAAGTCACACACAACCATTGCTGTAGCCATGATATTCTCATAGAAACGATAGGGCATGTAATCACCAAAGTCAATTTTAAATTTCTCAATGACTACGTTCAACTTGTCTGTAATTTGCTCGTCAGTATGGGTGGCGTATAGTTGCTGAATAAAATCTGGCCCCGCCCACCCAAAGTTTTTCTTTAACCTGTCAAACATAAACGGGCCCATCCTAGTGTTGTTCGCTAGATAATCTGGTACACCATAAAACTTAAGTTCAACCAAACGGGCTAACTCACCTTCGGGGTTTGCTTTCAATGCACCTAGCTTGTCATACAAGTCACCGTTAGCGGTCATGATTGCAATTAAAGATGCTGATGCTTCGTAGTCACGTTCGGCATTTACAGAGGCTTGCATTTTAAGTTTAGCTGAACCATCTGAGATTTTAAGTACAGCCTTAGATAGGTTCTCTTGTTTCATGTTACCAATCTCATCAAACCCAAATGGTAAGTTATGTAGTCCTAGCATACGACCGACCAGCGCGTTGCCTGTTGCGCCTTCATCCGTGTGAATACTTAATCCTACTGGGTCACCCCATACACTCAAAGCAGAATACATTGCACCTGTCTTAGCCGCACCCGATGCACCAGATAAACCAAGCGTAACACCAGGAGTTGTAGTATAGTTCATTAACACCGAACCAAATCCACATAGTAGCGTAAAGGCGTGAATCTCCATACTTTCATTAGATAGTTTCTCCATCGACGCCTTCCACTCCGCGTAGGAACCTTCAGCCCTTATGAGATTAGCTACCTTCTTACATAGGCCAGACACTGGAGTGTCCGTTGTTTTTCCGTCTCTACTGAACTCTTTTACACCCCAAACGAACGCTGAACGCTCTTTATCTGCCCAGCCCATCTGTGTACGCATAATTTCTGCTGATTGGGTATCAATTAAATACCTGCCCCACTTATATACATAAGTCATAAGATACTGCACTCCGTTACCTATCGGGTTCATCAATACCCCGTTACTAGACATAATTTCTTTAAACTTTTCCTGTGCGTAGATTTGCTTCATTGGCAACATAAATTCCCTAGTCGCATCATTAGGAAGGTGTGCCCGCATTAAGAAACACTCGCCGTCGTACTGGCTATAAATACGCTTGATTGGATACACGTCATAGTCAGCGATAAGTACAGGGTCATTGTGTGTTACTTGGCCTGTTTTCTTATTTACTGTTGATGGCGTAACATAATAAATACCTCCGTCTACTCCTTTGATAAAGGGATAGAGTGCGTCTGGAAGCGTGAAGGAACCCGCCTGTACCCGTAAAGCCCCCTCGGTTTTTTCAAGCGGCTGGGATGCAATCTTAAGGGTTTTTCCAAGTTGGATTGGGGAGCTGATAGTTCCTCTATGTTTACATCCTTCGCACTTTGATGGGTTTTCTCTTGCAAACGTTTCGCATCTTCTAGCGCCTTCAATTCCGCTATGGTAGGCCTTTTTAACTGTAGCTTCATATGTGTACCCTTCATAGTCTTCCGACATTTTGTGAATAGCTGTTTCGCCGTCATCACATTTAACTGCAATAGATAATGCACCAACCCATGTGTCATAGCTAATACCATTAGGGTTTGTTAATACTTCAGCAATCTGCGCACAGCCATCACCCTCAAGACTTCGTATAGCAATACGCTCAAATGTTGTCTCAAAGTTGTTTGTTTTTAGTAATGACTTCTGCTCATCAGATAGGTCACCTTTTGGTACAAGCGCAAGAATATCTGCAATAGAGGGTTCGTCTTCTATACCTAAGAACTCTTTAAACTCAGTAAATACATACTGAGGCATCTCCTCGTCCATTATAAACGTAGGTAATGGTGGGTCTTCTTTATAGTTGAATGTATCAGGCGCACGTAAAACCCTAGCCGCATCAGCGGTTACAGCCTTATCAATCATTAGCCCTTGTTCAATACAATAGGACTTAAACTTCTCGGCGCAAGGCTTCCACTCGTCAATAGATATGGCTTCTTCAAAAGGCCAATAGGCATGAACGCCCCTACCAGAATCTACTCTAATAGGTGGTGGAAGTCCGCTCGACTCAAGAAACTTATCAAGGGCCTCTAGTGCTTCCTGTTTAGATTTATAGTCTTTAGTATCACCAACATCTAGGTCAATGAATAAAGACTTAGATAAAATGGCGTTGTCTGCCTTACGGGTAAATTCATTAAACGAACTTAGTGCTACAAATACATTATGTTTACGTGCTTTTGTTGATTCAATTGTTTCAATTAGCTGGTCTTGTGATTCGCAGAAATAGTTTCTTACACGGGGCGGTTCAACAGAAGTGTCGATGCCAGTTACGCAATACACACCATCAGCAGGCAATACTTTTTCGTAGAATTTTCTTAGCATATGCGCGGCTTTCAAGAGACAGAAAAAGAAGGCATCTCACCTTCAAGGCTAGTTCGGAGGCACACTCTAGCTAGTGTTGTTTTAGCGCAGTTTAACTATGCTTTTCTCTATAAAATCTTTCGCTTCATTCATTTTTTGAGCGGGTAAAGAACCCGTTGATACACCTTCGGTGATTAGATTAATAAATTGTTTAACAAGCGTTGCATTTTTGTCACGTAAAGGTTTGCCACGAAACCAACTATGAATAGTCATACGTGATACTCCCATAACATCAGCAACGTATGTAGCTGGAATATTATTATCAATACAAGCTTTAGCTAATTGAACACCTAAACGCTCATCATCTAATTGATGTACTGCTAACATAAACCTTTCGCTATAGAATCGTGGCATCTTTATCTCCCTTATTTCTTAGACCACTTGTTTACTACATCACTAAGGTTATTAACCTTCTCTGACTTTGGTGCTGACGGCTCACGTAATGTAGGCTCATCATTAGAAGTAGCTTGCTGTGTTGGGGCAAACTCTTCCACACTACCTTCAGACTGTGACTCGCCTTGTGAATCAGCTTGATATACTGTCATCTTAATAGCTGACTCTGCCGCATGACCTTTAGACTGACGTAAGATTGCATCCCTGTCCTCTGGAGGAACAGCACCCGCTGGTGAGAAAATCACTTTTGGTGTAGGAGATTTAGTATCAAACTGCATCTTAGTAATCACACGACCAGCACTGATATTGTGGTTAGCTAGCATTTGGACATAAGGGCGGAATGGGAACTTGCCGTTTTCTTCCTTACCAAAACAAGATGTCGCTGGTAATACTAATTGCATAACATCACCACTTGGGTCATTAGGAAGAACAACAGCCATGCGCCATGATAAACGACATGCTGAACCTGTACCATTTGAACCCGAACCCTTAGTGCTAAACTGACATGACTCACAAGATTTAGATTGTGGTGATTTTACTTCTGCATCGGGTACACGAGAGTCACTAGACCAGCAAACAGGGCTAACCTTTTCGCCTTCTTTATAACCTTGTGAATAGAATGTACGTGACGCACTATGTGCCATCTTAACGATAACTATGTTCATGTGGCGGTCTTCGATAGCACCGATTTCCTTACCACCCGACATTTTGCGGAATACACCGCCTTTGATTGACAAACGCTTAGACTGATTACTATTACCACCAGCAACAGCTAACGTGTCTTCATCTAGACCTATTTCAATAAGCGATGGGTCATTCGCTAAAATATTTGCTAATTCTGTACTCATAATAACTCCATTAAACTGATTTAGAAGTAGGTTTACGAACTGTAATACTAAACTCACGCATTACGCTAATACCAGGTGGTAAACCTTCATGTTCGTGACTGGAAAGAAACTCTTTAAAGTTAGTCTGGTGAATACGTTGTTGCAATAACTCTACAGCATCGTTTTCTAAAACAAACTTCTTGAAGTTATCCCAATCGCCACACACAAAATTCTCTTTAAGAGACTTAATAATAGTGCCATTACCTGTCTTAATACTATCGGCTTTGATACTATTACACTGTGCAAGCATAACTTGCTCAATAGCTGCCATTTCTGTCTTTAACTCGACATCTTTAGCTTCATACTGATGGGTTAGTATTTCACGTTCTTTTCTAATCGTCAAGTATATTTTTACTAATTCATCTAAATCATACTCGGCTGGTTCTTCTACTTTTACTTCTTCTACTGTATCTACTGACATTTTACTGCTCCTTAACTAAGTTTCTAACTCATCACGATATAAGTCAACAAGCCCATTGTGCAAGGTGACTTTGCCTTGTAACATCTTATACATTTTACGCTCAACATCTGACCCTTGCAAGTGAACAACAGTCATTTTGTTTTTCTGCCCGAACCTATCAATACGAGCAATACATTGTAAATATGTTTCGACGCTCATTACTGGAGACCAAAAGACTACCGTATTTGCCGCAGTTAGCGTCACCCCGTGAGATGCAGATTGAGGTTGGATAACTAAAATATGAGGGTCTTTCTCTATCTGAAACCTACGGATAATTATTGCTCTATCTGTAGCAGACACGTCTCCATTAATAATACTATTGCTGATGCCGTGCTTATCTAAATATTCCGCCACCATCTGTATGGTGTGTCTATATGGTACAAAGATAATGACTTTGTGTTCTGTTTCATCAATAACTTCATGCAACGCTGTAAACCTTGGTGATACGTCAAACTCAACGATTTCTTTTGAGTCCGTGTAAATAGCGCCACCTGAAATTTGTAGTAGTTTGTTAAGGTTAGCCGCTGCGTTGACCGCAGTAACCTGTTCGCCCGCTGCCTCGATAAGCATATTTTCCTTGAGCCCCTTATAGTATCTAGCTGCCTGTGGAGTAAGCGGTATGTCACGCGTTTGGTACATAACTTCGGGTAAGTCAAGGCAATCCTCCTTAGCAAATCTAATAGCTGGTTGTAGGGCTTTAAATACATCATGTTTAGACGTAGGCTTTGGAACCCACTTAAACCTAGATAGTTGGTTCATTACTTTATCACGCCATGCGTTTTGGAATTTAGGTACATTTCCTGGATTAATTAATCTAGCGAGACCATACGCATCTATAGGTGACTGCGACGCTGGTGTTCCAGTTAGCATCCAAAGGCGAGTAGAAGGTTGTAGT